TGTTTGTACATCTAAGTACAATAAGTCTGTTTCAAAGGCTAAATCTATGCCTTTTCTTTCAAGATTAGCTTTGAGTAACGGTCCAGAAATTCTTCCGACGTTGGACATATTTTACTCCTTATCTATCAAAACCGTATATAATGTATATAGGTTTTCCTAAAGGCACTGGATTGTCAAATTTAACGTATCCTTTATTGGCTGTGACTTCTATAGTGTAATTAATTTCTGGGAGTTGATAAACGTTTTCAACGTAAACTTGTATGTTAGTTGAACTAGGGTTTCCTAAATCATCAACTGGAATAAAATTATTATTATCAACGTCTAAAATTTCATGTGTTAAAGAACCATCTAAATTTACTTTTAATGTTGCAGTTCCTGAAACAGTGGCAGTTGGTACATTCACGTATCCTGTACCACCAGATACAACTGTAATTTCAGTGATCACACCAGAAGGATTTACTACTGCTATTGCCACTGCATTGTCATCTCCAATGTCTGGAGGACTAATTGTAACGTCTGGCGGATCTAAAGGATCATAACCACTACCACCATTTAAAACAGTTATAGTATTAATTTCTCCTGTGGCAGCACCAACACCAATTTCTTTTAATTTAATTCTACTTGGTCTATTAGTTCTAACTTTTTCCCAACTCCAAGAAGGATCATAATCAGTGTATACTTCAAAATCATTTTCTTCTGAGTTATAACGTATCATACCTGGAACACCAGTCACAGGCCTATCATTGGTAGTTCCAATTGGTACAGTTAATGATTTATTAGTATTGACTATTGCTCTACCATCAGTTTCAACAGAGAAACGTTGACTTTTTGGTTTGTACGTGTCAATATTTTTACGTTTTATAAATTTCATTATGCTACCGCCATACTGCTGATCACAGCATTAACAACATCTGCGGCATTAGATTGCATAGTAACAGTATCACCATCACTTAAAACTAATTTTTCCATATCCATAACAAATGTGTCGCTGGCCACTATAGTTAAACTTTTTAAAATTTGATTAGCGTTTCCTCGACTGCTTCCATCAGGTATTACCCAAACATCCACAACAGCATCCGTACTGGTGCTGTGATTGCAAATCATTAATGTTGTTATACCGTTTTCGCCAACAGACACAAAAACATCTGTTGGGTTAGTATTTGCTAAATTCGTTGCTGTTATCATAATAATCCTTAGAACATTAAACTAGCAAAAAACGCACGGCGTTTGCTAGGTAATTCATCTCTCACATTTTCACTATTCACAAAAAATAATCCTGTACCTCCTGGTCCTTCATAATCAGGATAAATTTTAACTCTACCACTTTCATTAGCTGGCGCTTGATAAACACTATCAATGACCATACTCAATGAAGTTTTTAATTCTATAGAAGGATTAGTTGATATCCCAGGTCCTGGTTTAGTAGACAGTATCATTCTTGTATTAGCTGTCTCCATGGTAATCTCGTTTGAATCATTGATTTTTATATCACCAATAACCATTCTATTACCAAAGACTGTAATCCATTGATTTCCACCAATACTTGTTCTTAGTTGTGCTTCTGTTACAGCGCCTGCGCCTGAGCTTGGATAACCTGGAACGTCTTGTTCAACAAATTCTAGATAAGTGTTATTTCTAAAAACTGGAACACCTGCACCAGTTCTATAGTTTAACTGAATACGTCTTCTATCTGGCTGTAGTTCAATTGCATAATCTACATAGCCTTTGTTTGGAATATCGTTGTCTTTATTTCTAGTAATAATTCTTTGTGTGTAGTTTGAAACTCCATCAACAGTAACAGTTCCTTGTGAATTATCTGCTCCTAAAAGACTAAGATCAGTATTTGATGTTCCTGTTCTAATAGCGTTCACTACGATTGCAGAATGTCCTTCTGAACTTATTCCACCAGAAGGAGGACCAATATAAAATTCCCAAATTCCAGAATTTGTTACGCCATTAAAAGTCCAACTTTTATTTTGATTATAAAATAAGTTTGCATTGTAATTAGGAGATGCAGGACCCCCTCTAGCAATACTTAAACCTGAAATACCATTGCCACTAACACCTGCAGTTGCACCATTACTTAAACCTGATTCGCCCTTGTTTAAAACTAATATTTTATCATTGATGACTAAATCACTACTTTCAATAGTAGTGGTTTGGCCGTTTACTTGTAAGTTTCCGTAGATGTGAACGGTGCCTAAATTGTCACTGTCATATTTGGTTTCTAGATAGATATCGTTAGACGATTGTACGTGCCAATCGCCACTAATTCGATTAACTTTTTTAATAGATGGCATGTTCGTTTCCTTGTATGATATTTATCTGTATGGCAAAATCATTAACTTTGCGATAAAAGAGCTACCATATACAGCTTATTAAAATTTTTGATCAGTTTATTGATAATAATTATTTGCTCATCTACTCTTCGTAAACTAGCTTTAGATTTTTGATTTCTAGCAATCACTTCAAGATTACCAAGTTTTACAACTTCTAAATCAACTGCCCGTAACATCCTACTAACATCTTTTTTAAACATAGGTAGGTTGTTTTGGCTATTTTCTAAACGATTCCTAACCCTATGCCAGTCTAAACTAGAAGTTATCAAATACTCTTCCATAGCAGTATTTACTCACAAAAAAGCCCACCGAAGTGGGCTTTTTGTTTGCTTTGTAACTCTAAGATTACTGGAAGCTAACGTTGCTAGATGTGATAGCAACTTTGCTTAGGTAATCAGCCGCGTTACCTAGAGAAGAAGCAGTGTTGCTTAGTTCTACGTAACCATAACGTGTCATGAAGCCAACTACTGGTTCAAAAGTAGCTGGATCTAGAACAACGCCAGAGCTCATTAGAGGAATGTATGGGCAATAGAATGCAGCCGCATCAGCTTCGCTTGGTCCTTTGTAACCTAGTAGAACTTGGTTATTGTCTTGACCACTGTCAGCTAAGTATGCGTCAACGTAAACACGCATAGCACCGTTCAATGTACCAACAAACTTAGTGTTTGTAGGTGCTTCGAAAGTACCTTCTGTTGTACGTGCAAATGCACTTGTAGTAGCAGACTGAAGAATTGTAAGAGCTTGGTTACTTACAACTGCCCAGTTAGCCGCACCACGACGTGTACGCTGTGCAATCTTGTTTGCTTCACGGTTGATTAGAACTGCCAATGCGGCATGCTCGTCACCAACGAATGTAGCTGTACCACTTACTGCTGCCTGGTCGTATGTAGAACCAACACCAGCTAGTGTACGTAGGGAAGCTAGAACTTCTTGATCGATTTCAGCAGTAATTTCTTGTGCTAGAGCAGCCATAATTTCTGCTTCAATATCGATACCTTGTTGTGCTTGTGCATCTTGAGCAGCTTCGAAGGTCCAACGTGCGCTTAGTTTGCGTGTCTTAGCTTCAACAGCTTGTTTCAAGATTTGAATGCTCATACGCTTGCCTGGTGTACCTTCTAGGCTAGCAGTAGCGGCAGCTTTACCGTCACCACTGGAACCTGTACCAGAGTAGCTAGTAGCAATCTTGAATGGGCTTAGTGCTTCTTCACCAGCTGTGATACCATCACTTGTATCAGCATAGCGGATACGTAGTGTATGAATCTGACCAACTGGACCAGTCATTGGTTGAACGCCGACGATTTCGTTAGCGATAACTGTTGGCATAACACGACGGATTACTGGAAGAATCACGCGGTTTAGTGTTGCAACATTACCAGCACTTGTAGAGCCAGCTGTTGCACTTTCTGCAAGATACTTACGAGTATTCTCTAATGTAACACCCATAACGGCCTTTTTATGACCTTGTAGGCCTTCTAGTAGGGCCTCTTTAGTTTCTTGCCATTTTTCGTTTAGCAATACGGACATTTTGTCATCTCCTTAGTTTTTAAGACCCGCTAGTTTGCGGATGTCAATTAAATTATCAATACCTTCTTGAACTTCGGCAGTGATTTTGGTAGGCTTGTCGCCTGTGATTTCTTTGCTTTCATTTAGTGCCTGTTTTTGTGCCTTTGCGTGTGCCTTACCTTCCATCACCGCTGGTAAGTACTTGTCAAACGCTACGGACAACTTAGCAGTCTGTACAGACTCTAGGAGTTGACTCATAATCGCTCTCTTTTCACTACTTAGCGGAGCTAGTAATTCTTGCATTGCTTCCTTGCGTTCCATCAAGTCTTGAGCAATGCGAGCTTCACGCTCCTTGCTTTCAACTAGTTGTTGTGCTTCAGATAATGCTTGTTGTGCTTCAGCTAGTTCTGCTTCTTTCTTATCAACAATCTTCAACAAACGTGAAGTTGTTGACTTTTCATTAACATGACTAGCCATATATTCTGCTGTGAAGGCTTCAAAAATCTTGCGTCCAAAGTGATTCTGACGAGCACTATCAATATCTTCACGTAGTTGAGTGATTTCAGTTGTTAACTTTTCACTTACTGCGTTTTCAACAATAGCGGCGCTCTTCTGGATAAACGCTTGTTTGATTTCAGCAAATTTTTCTTTTGCTTCACGAACTAAACGTACTTTGGTTTCTGCAAGGTCTTTTTTATCTTCTGCGAATTCTTGGATTTCACGAGCTAGTGCTTCTACTACAAAAGCTTCTAACTTAGCGAAATTTTCTGCAACTTTTTGACGGTCGCTTTGGAATTCACCTAACTCTTTTGCTAGATTCTGGATAACAAAAGTTTCAAGTAATTGAGAATCTTTGGTCATCTTTGCTACATATTGAGCTTGTGCTTCCGCTAGGCTCTGTCTGTCAGCAACGAATTCAGCGATCTCTCCGGTCAACTTCTCACCTACCATCTTGTCAAGACTTTCAATCATAACGCTACGATCGTGATCGTAACGTTGTGCAAATTCTTCACGCAATTCGGCAGTAAGTTGGTCGCGAGTTTCTTGGAGCTTTGTGGTCCAAGCTGTTTCGATGTCAGCCTTAATTTCCTCAGAAATTACGCCGCTCTCGAAAAGTTTTTTGAATGCGTCCAACATTTCTATTTCTCCTCGGGCTTATTTTAGACCTTGAATAATATTAAGGAGACTTTCCTTAAGATATTTTTGGGCCTTTGGATCTTCTTTAACTTCGTGTGCTATTTGCATAGCTCTATAACCACCTTTAGAATTCATAAAATGTTCATAAATGGCTGTAGGATATGCACCTGGCGCACTTGGCTGTGCTACTACGTCGACTGTAATAATTTCAAAATCTGACACTTCGCCAGTTCTATCATCAACGTTGCCGCTACCTCTGCTACTAACGCCTAGCTTAACGCCAGACTCTAACATGGTGCGGACTAAATTTCCCATCGGCGTTGGCAAAATTTTAAATTTGCCGTAGCCGTTTGGACCGTCCATCCACATATCTGTAATCATGTGGCTAACACGGTCCAAATTTACTTTTAAGTCATCTGGATGATCAACTTCGCCTAATACGCTATATCCATTTTTGATTTGATCAATCAACGTCTTGACAGCATTGCCAATTTGGTCTACAGGATAAACACGCTGATTTGCGTTGCGTATCCCGCCTTGAATGCAAATACCCTTCATATAAAGGTTTTTTCCATCCTTGTCGTCGGATTCAACAATACAACGTGCTTGATCGAAGCTTAAACTTTCGCGTAATAATAGGCTCATTAATTTGTCCTAATTACTTGGCGTGGCTTGGAGCTAGTGGGCTCTTGGTATTGCCTGCGCTTTCTCCGCTACCTTTTTTCTCAGCGCCATGACCTTTGCTGTCCTTGCTGAAAAACTGTTTAGCATTGGTGCCGCCTGGAACATTAACATTACCTGCGTTATCTTCCTTTGCACTTGGGTTTAGCAAGCCACCTTTGACTCCACCCTTTTCATCACCAGATCCTAATTTAAAT